GGATCTTCCAATAATAAATTACGATTACCAGTATTTTTTATATCACGATGTTGATAAGTACAACCAGGAACATCAATTTCGGGTGGTTTTGCTATCTCAATATAATATTGACTATAAGGTTCTGGAACGTCAGGAATATATATCTCAGGAATACTTATATCGGGTATCTCAATCAAAGGCATCTCTTTTCTTTAATACCTCTACCTCTGAAAAACATTTAGGACAGGATAAATTAGTCATAACCGAATATTCGGGATAAGTTGGCATGGATTCATCTATATCAATGTCACCACCCCAAATTAATTCATTATCACACCAGTAACATTTCATTTGATAATTGGCATTGATGGACCTGTCATTGGTGGTAATTCTCGATCTAATACTTTTGGCATCATTCCTTGAACATTACCAAGAATTTCATTCATAACTTTTGATTTAAACTGTTCTGAAGTTACATACTTGTAACCTATTACTCCTGTAGCCGTCATGGAAGCTACCATTAAAAATGAGATAATACTCAAACAATTTGCTATCTTCTGAAACATGATTAAGTTTGCGATATTAAAAGCACTATCTTTTACAAGTGTGCTTGTGTTACTGCTTATTGTAGCTCTCTCTCCTTTATACGTCACTATGGGCATAATGACTAGACAAGTGCAAGAAAAGCCTAACTAGATTTAGTTCCTATAATATCTTCGCAAGCTGCTATACCTCCTCGAAGTTCAATTATTTTAGTCTTAGAATTTTCTAAAACTTGTTGAGCTTTATTATAAGTTTCTACTACTTGTTGTAGTTCAGACTTTAAAGCCTCTAGCTTTTGTTGTACTTTAATAGCCATTAAAGTGATATTATATTAATATTATATTAACATCAAAATATTTACTTGTAAGGATTTTCTGGATATTGAGTCATATTAGGAGTTCCATCTTCTTTTCTGTCATACAAAGTAACTAAAGCTGCTGTATCAGAACAATTTTCAATTTCTGTCTTTCTTGTCGTATAGGCTGTGCGTATTCCGTCTCTATATGTAACAATAGCCGAATCCATTTCAATTCCTTTTTCAACCTTTCTTACAACTTGCCAATCATATTCATTTAATAAACTTTTAGCTATGTCTTTTTCTTGTGCTTTTAAAATTGTTTTAACACCTAATTTAACTCTTTGACTACCATCAATATTTTTTACTAAATTACCATTTTCATCCGTTTCATTTACATCATCAACTGCTCTAGCAGTTCCATCTTCCCAGTAAAAACGTGAATCATACATTGGAGCGTCAGCAACTTCTGTTATGCCAATCGCTTCTTTTTCAGCTTTGGTTGTCAATCTTAGCCAGTTAGCAGGGTAATTTGTTTCTCCTACTGTAAAGGGAACATCAACTGGTAATGGGTTTCCGTTTAGTAAAAATGCCATAACTATATATTACCTTGATCTTGAGTATTTAAAAGGCGATTCCGCAAATGCCCAATAAATATATTCATAGTTGTTGTAATTTAATGAACTATCACTCGATCTCATTTTTACTCCGTTTGATAAAAAATCAAGATCGTGTCCAGATGCTTCTGATTGACTATTGTGAGGATTTAATTCTTTATCAACGTAATTGTCAGGATCTCTTTTGTGGTCGTACATATACCAAGAAATGTCTGATGTTTTTGCTTTTAGTAGAAAAAAAGCGGGTCTAAATCCTAAATAGACAAATGTACCATCAGAATTACCATTACCTTTATAACTGCCAAACTTACTATAACCCTCTACCTCGCTAAACACATATGCAATATAATCATTACCACTTCTATTTACTCTTCCAGCACTAGCATCACTGGTCCTAACTGTAAAAGTTGAGGATTCCATAGATTTAATATAATTAACATAAGTGGCCTCTCCTGTATATGTTTGTAGGAAAATGTTTTTACCAGAAGTTAAATTTTGATGCAAAACAGTCCATTGACCTTCACTTCCACCACTATCTCTCCTTTTAACAATAACCATCGCAGGGGTAACACCTAAACCATGCCCTATGGTTACATCTGTATTATTCTGCCCATTACCTACATAACCAACAATAGAAAAACCTGCCGTGGCATTTACCTTGACAACAGATTGAATTGCTCCATCAAAATTACTTGATCCAAGAGTTGAGTTTGTATTAGCTTGTCCTCCCATACCACTATGTTGTGTACAGTAATAGTAAAGAGTAGGAGCAGAAGCAGCCACAACAATTTGTGTATATGCACCACTAGATCCTGGTGTTCCTGATGTAGTTACTCCTGTTGTATATTCAGATCCACCGCCATGCGTACCATTTGATGTCGTAGAAAATCTTAATGGGTGTCCAGAATTAGAACTATCAGATTGATCGAAAATGTAAGTACCACCTTCTGCGAGATCAAGAGTTACAGCAGACGTTCCAAAATCATCAAATCTATATTTATTACCAGAATCAGAAACAACTTTTACTGTATAAGTTTTGCCGTCAGTAGCACCAGCGTTCCAATTCCATGCAACATAGTTTTGTCCAGAACCATTAGTAAATCCATTACCTCCTCCACTATGCTCTACTTGAAATCCATCTGAATCAAAAGAATTAAATCTACCAGAAGAATCACCTTCGGTAGTAGTACTATTAGTATGTAAATCTTTCAAACCCCTTACAACATCTAAAACATAATGAGACGTTGATGCACTTCTATTTTTTATCCATACCCAAGAGGGTTTAAAACCTACACCTGTAACATTTTGCGTTGTATTACCTGTACCAGCATATAAAATCGTTTTAAAATTATCAGTTGGATTTTTAATTGTGGCAGCTAAGTTTGCTGTGCTTAACTCCCATGTTGCATCTACTCCAGCAGCACTATCTTGAGTCCATGAATCAGAGTTAAACCTTACAAAAGATGCAGCATTAGTATTGTCATTAGCTATATAAGCAAATATTATTTTATCTGTTGGGATTCCAGTTGCATTGGCAGTTGCTAATGTTCCATTTTTATAAAGTTTTAAAGTTCCGTTTTCATATTTTATTCCCATCACATCATTATTACCCCAATCTGGTACATCATTAGTGCTAGTGTAAGTGCCACCATAATATGTGGCCTGTGTACTAGCAAAACCCCAAATTGAGCCATTAGTTAAAGCATTTGAGGGGTTATTAGGCTGGTCATAAAGGATACCTACTAATTGCCAACCAGCAGCATTAGTTCTTACTAACTCATAATAAAACTTACCTGTACCAGGAAAAGCAATAGTAGAAATATCTTTGAAACCATTACTTCCTGTCATTTTTAGTCCACCTTCCGTTAGAGTTGCATTGTATGTAAAACCAGTTATTCCATTCAATATTGCTTTATTGTTTGTTGGGGTATCAGTTACACAATCATTACCATCGCCAGCACTTACAGACATTCCATTCGGTGTCCAATTATTGCCATTTCCAGAATAATCCTTACCTAATGTCGCAGCAGTATTGTTTGAATTATCACTAAAATTTAAATAAAAACCATTTGTACCGTAATTTATAGCTACTTCTTTAGGTGACCACACACCAGTTTCAGAATTTATTTCACCAAAATCTGATGCCTCGTATTTATAACCATCGCTATAATGACATTCTGCAAAATACATAAAACTTCTTTCGGTATTGCCATCCCATCCTTGAGTTCCCATTGTTTGAATATAACCTGACCTATTCATTGCGTAAGAATAATTAGGTGGCTGACCGCCTGTTATGTTTTCTTCAACTCCATTTACCCATATTCTATGTGTGGTATTACTTGCATCAACTTGCCAAACTATATGATACCAGCTTCCAACATCCCTATAATCACGATCATTAACATCTCCATAAGGATTAGATCCATCAGTATCAAAATAAAACTGAAGTTTATTATTGCCACTTTTCCAATACAATGCTGCTATTCCATCATTCCCTGATTGAGAAGTGCAACTAAAAATATAATCATTGTTATTTAGCCTCGTGCGTTTGACCCAACCACTCCAAGTCCAAATTTTTCTATTACCAGTAGATGTTGGAGTTCTTGTTAAATATCCATCACTTGACATTCTTACACTTCTATCTATGGTATATTCATCTTCCCCTCCAGATGCCCCTGCTCGAATTGAATCAAATATAGCCATTTATTTTACATCTAAAGTGACAACGCAATGGATTACTCCACTAGCCTTGATAACATAATCTAGTCTGTCTACTGCGTTGGCTGCTGTTGATAAGGTAGGTGCTGTACCACCAGCAAATTTATAATCTGAATGAAAAGATGCTGTTCTAGAACCTGTCCCATCTTGAGTGATAAATATAGATCCTGATTGACCTACAGCGTTTGCGTCATTACTTGGATTGCCAAACGTGCGATTACCTCCAAGAGTTACAGAATGATGTATGCCAGAAGTAAAGTTAACAGTAATTGTAGAACCATCAGACAAACTTGATACAGCAGCAGTGCATTTGGCATCAGCACCAAAAGCTACTCCAGAACTTAAACTTAATAATCCACTTCCGCTATCATCAGCATTTGATCTTAAAAAAGCTGTTGAATCTAAGCTATCGAGTGTTGCTGCATTACCACCATCAGCAGAGGTTATAAACCCTGCTCCGTTAGTTAACTGGTTCGTATTGGTAACATTAGTAGCTCCAGATGCAATTCCGTCTAATTTATTTTTTAATGTGGTTGTAAAATTATTATCTGTCTGTGATGCAACAGAAAAATCTAACGTACCATCACTATCTTGATATGTGACAGTAATACCAGATTCAGTGTTGCCAGAAACCATACCGCCAACAATGTCTTGGACTTGTTCGTTAGTAAGAGTTGCAGTAATAAAACCAGCACCATTTGTAAGCTGATTAGTGTTAGTGACATTAGTAGCACCACTAGCAATACCATCAAGTTTTGTACCATCAGTTGCTACGTCACGACCATCTACTGTGCCTGATACAGTTAAATTTCCTGTTAAGGTTGCTCCATCGCCTGTAGTCTCAAAACGCTTATTACTATCTGCGTATAATTCTACTCCTCCATTACCAAAACATTGTATAGATAACTCGCCACCTTGCGTTTTTATAACAACATCGTCTAAAGCTTGTAATAACAAATCATCTCCGTTATTAGTTATATATAAATCACCTGTACTATTTACAATCGCTGAGTCCGTACCATTATGGTAGATAGATAAATCTGTCCCCGCACCAAAAGTTAATCTATCGTCAGAAGTACCACCACTATCTCCAAATATAATATTGTTGGTGTTTACATCAAGATCACCTCCTAACTGCGGTGTACTGTCATCTACAACATCAGCAAGTCCTCCACCTATTTGTGCTACATTACCAGCATCATTTTTTGTAAATAATTTTGCATTGTCAGTTCGTAAGGCTACTTCTCCTACTGCTAAATCACTAGCACTTGGATCACTACCAGAACCCCTTTTTAGTTTAATTGTGTTAGCCATTGGCCTTGCCTCCTAATAGCTATTTTTTAATAAGATCCACCGTCTATATTGAAGCTAGAGGCACTTTCATCTTCTAAAAATGTAACTAGATCAGATAATGCAACCTGTTTCATAGTTCCAGCATCGTTACAAACAAATCTGTCTGCTGCTGCAAGAGTTGTTGATGTTGCTGAAGTTCCACCATCCATTAAATTCAATTCTGCGGTAGTTGAAGTGATACCATCTAACACGTTCAACTCTGTCACAGTAGATGTCAAACTTGTAAGTTTAGTTACTGGTAAAGTTCCTGTAATAGAACTAGCAGCTAAATCTATTGCAAGTTCTGTGGACTCTATTACAAGTCCTCCATTGGCTTTTAAATCAACTGACATTGTATTGCCAGATTTATCTAAACCATCTCCTGCTGTAACAGAACCAGCACCACTAAACTGTGCATATGCAAGGCTGTTTGTTCCTACAACAGCAGAACCTTTATTAGATGTACAAACAAATCCATTGTCTGCATTAACAGTTCCCTGTTCAATAAAGGTAAACATACCAGCAGCATCAGCACCAGCAGCTAAATCGTCTGCTCTTGCTGGACTAGACCCGACAACGTAAATACCATTTTCACTAGGAGTTGATTGATCTTTAACTAAAACTCTATTTCCATTAGCAAGAGTTACACCATCTATTGAGTCTCCACCATTTAGAGCAGTAGATATTGTTATGTTTCCTGTTGTAGCTGCTACGCATGAATCTTTAACATCAAGTCCCTGTGCAGTAGACTCTACAAAACTTTTTGTCGCTGCATCAGTTGCGTTTACAGGAGCACCTAAACCTGTAATTGTTTGACCATTTAACCCAACAGAACCAGTTGGTGCTGTCATTTGATCTAACCTGGAAGTTCTAACCTGTGTATCGAAATCTGACACCTTCGCTGCAGTTAGCGTTGGTACGTCTGCGACTACAAGTGATCTAAATGTGGGTGCAGCATCACTACCAGTTGTAGGTCCAGCTAAAACTTTATTAGCATTTTGTACTGTTGATTTATCAAAAAAGCTACCCGTTCCACCTATAGCTTCGATGGTTGTAGCAGATCCTC